CCCGTAGGGCAACGTCCGCATTCTCTAGTCTCAATACTAGGGAGCCTTTACTCCGTCTCACCCGAGATTGGGTAGAGTGTTTCTAGTATCTACTCTTTCCATCTGATTATTAACCTGAACACTGCTGCGGCGATACACTCTCGAAAGAGGGTCACTGCGCACCAGCGGGACTAGGGCTTCTATGAAAGGTGGCGAAAGTAGTAGAGGAAGAAATGCGAATCAGCTTCGTGTGAAGCAAGTCCGGCTTTGTTGGGCCGCACAAGACAACACATGGGACTGAGACGCAGATCGCTCTAGGTACTTCGCAGCACCATTCCACGGAAGGCTAGCCCCCTACACCGATGGAAAGAGGATCACCTCAGAACCATGGTACCTTTAACATTCAATTAAAGCTACAAATAACAAGAAGCTGCGAACAACGGGATTACTAGTCCCGAAAATTCTAGTCTTCTATGTACCTGCAGCAATGAACGAATGTGGTCACATGGTTAAGACTTTCTTCAAGCATGTTGGCGCTTTAGAGGAGCAACGTGGCCTAGAGTGGACTGTTAAGTACGTCAAATCAACGCGCTTAGCAGTTACTCGGTGGCTTACACGTCACCCTCTAAAGGAGCTTCCTGGTGTTGCTTTGTCACCCACTGGCTTTCCTTTATGGATTGCGGAGTGGGAGCAGCACCTCGAAGATAGGGATAAACTGAGAATCTTGATGACTTTTCTTGTGTCATTAAGATCTTTCAGCTTTAAACCTGTCCTAGATACTTCTACTATCACAGAACCTTGGAAAGGTAAAGACACCGTAACGGAGTCTGAACTTTCTAGAGCTCTGCGATGGTTAGGAGTAAGGAAGGCTTCAGTGGCATGGACCTTCCCACACATGAGTACCAAAAGGGGTCCACTGGGTCAAGCGATCCTGACTTCGATGACAGAGGCTACCTTATTACCCTCACAACTAAAAGAAATAATTTATCTTTTAGGAGGGAGTAAGCTGGCTACTCTGATATCGGAGTTGGAGGATCGTCTTGATATTCTCCAGTGGTCCTCGGTAGCTCAAGTATGGGCAAGGCTATTTCCACCGAAGACCAACAGTCTTCGAAGATTGTCTTACTTTAGTGATAAAGAAGGGAAAACACGTGTGATTGCAATTATGGATTATTGGACGCAGTCGGCCCTGAAACCACTTCATGACCTGTTAAACAGGTTCTTGAAACGGATCTGGAACGACTGTACCTTTAACCAAAATCACTTTCTCACATGTCTACCTTCTACTGGACCATACCATTCGCTTGATCTCCACGCGGCGACAGATCGAATACCTATTTCTTTACAGAAACGGGTTATCGGATCTATCATCGGTGAAGAACTTGCGGAGGCATGGGCCCAGCTCCTTGTATCGATGGAGTTCACCATTGCTGGAAAACCGAAGCTTACTGCTAAGTATGCTACGGGCCAACCAATGGGGGCGTATTCATCATGGCCATCAATGGCTCTGACGCATCACGTCCTTGTGATGGTAAGTGCAATAAGAGCGGGTTTTCGAACCCCCTTTAAAGACTATGCCATCCTTGGAGATGATATCGTCATTGCTAATGATGGGGTGGCTGCCCAGTACCGAATTCTGCTCTCCGAGCTCGATATGGAAATCTCTGAAGCAAAGACGCATGTGTCGGAAGACACTTACGAGTTTGCCAAGAGATGGGTCCATAAGGGCGAAGAGATTACAGGATTCAGTATTGGGGGTCTACAGGCTGTTTGGAAGAGATATCCTCTCCTTCACAACTTTCTGTTGACACAGGCACACCATGGATGGATTCTAGCGAATGTGGAGCACCC